AGTCTAAGCGTTCATCCGAACGTATTAAAACCTCAAATACAAACTGTCTCAATGTTGCTCCATCTGCATACCGTTGTACAACCGGGTCGCAAGTTCCCCCATGCACACTCACTGCTCCAATGTTTTCTCCCAGATAATCTCGTCCAATAACTGTATCTATAAAAAACGGACATTTTTGTAAATAGTCTGTTACCTGCTTCAGCATGTTCTGCCTCCTAACGTCTGCCCACAATTTTCCGATGGGAAAGGCCGCTGCCACTGCGTTTATTATCCTTGATTTCCACTACTGTATACCAAACCGAACTACCATCTCTGCAAATCTGGTCACCGCAGCATATCTTCGTTTCAACATTCTCCGGCACACGGACAATCAACTGTCCATTGCCGTTAAACCCCACACGTTCTGCCTGTATGCCCACTGTTTCCGAGCAAAAAACATTGTCAATCACAGATTCTGAAACACCATATTGATGTTGCCTTCTCAAACGGATACTGTCTGTCATTCGCATTGTCATCGCCCCCTGTACAGCATACCGCTTTCGCCGAAATGCCGCCGTACCAGTCGCAAAATCTCACTTTCGGCTCCGCAATCGTCATAGGTCACATCATAGCCATCCAGACTTTCCCGTTGCAACCCCTTGCGGCCATTTTCCTGATACAGCTGATCACAGATTTCACACAGTACCCATTTTCGTTTATGGGGGTCACACTGCTCTTTGTTTGTTCTCAGCATATTGCCAAGCAAGGCTTCTGCCCGCTGTACAAAGCTGTCAAAAACCTCTCTGGGAATAACCGTGCCCCCATAGATACAGCTATAAAAATCATAATCCACATTCACCATATGCATCCTCCTGACCTTTCATCCGGGGCGGAGCCGCCCCGGATATAGCTTTTATCAGCCATTGGTTACCAGTTTTGCAATGGCAATGCCCTTAGGATCATGAACCACAGACCAGTTAGCAGAAGCCGCCAGCTGTGCATCTGTGGGGCTGTTGTTCCAGCCGGATGCAGGTGCTGTAAAGGAAAAGCCGTTAGGATGGATTGTTTCACGGATTCTGGTATATAAAGTGTCCTGACCGCCGTTCTTCGCGGGATCGCGATATACTTCAGCCGGCACATCAACACGACCCTTTGCCGTTCTGATAGCACCTTCACCTAAAAGATAGGTAGTGTAAGACATTAAGTCCTTATTCTCACCACTGCCACCCACAGGTGCTGCCGGCACACTGTCATCAATAATAACAGTAAAACCATTAACAGAAGCCAGTGTAGTGGGACGCTGAATACCGTTTGCATCGGTATATCTCCAGAACTCCAGCATCTGCATATTCTCCAGCTGTTTTGCCACATTAGAGTGCATAATTGCCAGAGAAAACAGATTTTTGTTGTCGCCCAACGCCATCGTTGCCAGATCGTTTAAATCCGTAGCGCCAATGGTATACGGTGTTGCTGTAGAAGATGTCAGATCCGCAATGTGATTTTCCTTCCACTTTTTCGCATTGCCGCTGTTTCCGCTAATGCCAAAGATGGCATTCAAAATGGAAATCAGTGTATTCTGACGCTGTTTTGCCCAATATTTACCAATGGTCATAGCGATATGATTCATGGGGTCATTGCCGGAAAGCTCTGCTGCAAAATTTCTTGCTGTAAAGCCTTTACCACGACCGTAAACCACGCCGGTCTGACTGCCACCGCTGGGTTCTGAAGTGGTAATATCGGTGGCACCGTCATAATTATCCGGTGCACCTTCTAACACACTGTAAAAGGGAATGGTGTATAAACTGCCTTCTGCCTGAATACGGGATGCAATCATACCGTCTTCCACCAAGGCACCGCTGTCAAGCATCGCTGTTTTTGCCGGGTCGGGTGCCGCATCCCAGCTTTGAATAAATACTTCTGAATCAAAAGGGAAATTTAAATATGTCGCCATTATTTGTTACCTCCTGTTTTTTGTGTCATAGCCATATACAGTTCCGGCTGTTCCTTTTTCAGCTTCAGCCGTTCCATATAGCCCAGTTTTTTAAAATCTTCACGGGTTAAATCAGCTTTGTCCTCCTTTGCCGGGCGCATAAACTGAACAACGTTCTTCTCTGCCTCAAACAGATAACTGTTTTCTTTTTTCAGTTCCCAAAGCTGTTCTTCAAAGCCTTTTAACATCCCGTCTTCCAAGGTGATGCTCTCCATATTAAGAAGAGCCTTAACTGCAATCAGATTTCGCGCACCGGAACCCTGTAACGCCTGATCCAATGCCAAACGCAATCTTTCTGCTTCTGCCTGGCTTTCATATGTTGCAATCAACTCAGCCTGTTTTGCTTCCGCTGCGCTGAGAGCCTCCGAAAGAGCTGCTTTTTCCTCTGCAACAATCTGCATTTCTGCCAGTTCTTCTGTCTGCTGCGCTACCTTTTCACGCAGCTGTTTTAATTCTTCGCCTCGTTGGTTAAATTCAGATTTAGGCACAAATCGTTTGCCCAATTCCTCCTTGAACATACCGAAGCTTTCTTCGGTTACGGCATCGCCGTAAAGTTGTTTTAATACCTCCAGCATATCTGCTCCTTTCCCTGCGATATCCTTTTATGGTAGCCTGTCCTACCTGTCGCCGTCTATTTCTATTCCGCCGACTCAGGCGGTCATATCCGTTTCTTCCTAAGCATGGCAGTCTGCCCGGGTCAAAACGCAGACCTGTTTAACGTCTGTTGTCTAAAGACAAGCCATTACACGTCCGTGTTTTCTGTTGCCTTTAATCTTTCTTTTGCCTGTTCTTCTGTTTCCCCAAAATACCATGATCTGAATTCCCATTTACTCAGAATTCCCTGATTCACCAGTTGTTTCATCTCTTCAAACTGGGTACTTCTGTCCACAACCGTGCTGTCATCAAACTCAAAAGTCACTTCACAGTTTCCTCGGGGTAACAAATCAAACACTGTCGCCATTGTTTCCAAACCGGTCACCAAACCGGTCAACGATTTCTGCAATGCCTTCTGAATATCTGTCACCGTAGAATAAGACCGTTGCCTGAGCAGCTTCAGCTCTGTTGCTGTTCGTGCTTTATAGTTTAAGTTTGATATGGTACCTCTTGCCAAACCGCAGGCATCTTCAATCCGAATTAAAATTTCGTTTAACCCGTCAATATAAGAAGAATCACGCAGCACAGGTGCATACACACTGTATAAATCACTGCCACCCATATCAATATCCAGTGCTCTGAATAACCGTTTTGAATGAGCCGGTAGCTGCATATCTCCGCTTTCCATACGCAGTGCATCCACACTGGCATCAACGGCCAACTCCCCACCTTCATATTCCCAAATCAGGCGCGAAAACTGTTTATCTGCCTCCTGAATCATATCTGTTCCCCTGGCAAAGACCGATACGCCCAATGGCGAATCCATATCCACCGCATTAGCTAAAGGCATTTTGAAATAGGAAAATAACGGTTTTGTCACCCCCGGCAAAGTCACGCTTTCAGCAAGCGCCGCCCATTCCGGTACTTCATACAAAGGCACAGCTCGTCCCAGACTCCAAAATCCGTGTCCGCAAAACGCATGATTCCGCACTGTCACACCCTCAGAATCCAGAACATGCTCCTCCAAACGGGTATACATTCGTCCACGATGCTGCAATCTTTCCACAAAAACAGCCGAAACCACTTCCCCTCGGCTATCAACCCCTAACGGGAAAAACCGATTCGAACGCACATATTCCACTGCCAGCTTATTCTTATCAAGATAGGGCTTAAAAACCACACCCCCGGTGGCACAGGCATATTCCACCAAACGGCGAATATCGAACATCACATTGTCATATACCTGCTCCTGTATCGCCTCTGCTCTGCGACTGCCGGATATCTGTGAAGTAAAATCCAGCGTCACATTGCAAGCCAATTCTCCGGCAATGGATGATGGTAAATTCAAGCTTTTAACACTTTCATTCAGCCACGGTGCCCGATTCTTATACATTTTTTCCCACAACAGCATTGCTTCGCTCATTTTAGGCGAAATCAGCACTTTTTTTTGCAATGCATTTTCAATTCCCTTCACGAATAACACATAATCCCCTTCAAATTCCATCATTTTCCTCTCCTCCTCCAAACTTCTTCCAATGCATAACGAATTGCGTCAATGGAGTGATTATTCTTGTCGGGATATCCGCTAACCACCTGACCGTCCTCCGTCATTTCATATTCATATTCCATAAATTCCTTTGCCGCCTGAGGACAACGTTTCGGGTCAATCACAATTTCCTTTAGAGAAGAAAGCCATTTCATAGAATAGTCCACACTTCCCTGACCCTTCTTAGCTCTTCGCACTAGAAAACCCATTTCCCGCAAATCAGCAATAGATTTCGGACCTTCCCCTGCCGAATCTGCCGTAATTTTATCCTTTTGCGAAATGCCCCGTTCTTTTAAAAGCCTGCCAATATCCCGATTCGGCAACTTATTCCCACTGATTTCATCAAATACAAACAGCCGTCCTTCCGACGCCAAATAACTCATCCGATGAAACCGAAACGGATCAGGAAACCATCCCCAGTCAATGCCATTATACACTCGGTCAAATGCCTGAATCTCCTCTTCTGCAATCTCGCGAATCGTCAAATTGGTAAATACGTTTCCGCCCTCTTCATTAGGCACACCGCCATATTCATGCTCATATGCCGCTGGATTCACTTCCTTTAAATGCTCCGCTTCTTCTAAAAATACCTTCCCCAGCCACTCCGGCGGAATGTCTAAATAGCTCGTTTTACAAACCAGCCGCGTTTCCTTTGGCACTGTCACATATTGATTTGCCCAACTGCCCGCTGTTCTGGGTGGATTAAAGGATTTAAAAATAAATGCCTCGTCGCCGCCACGAATCACCGATTGTTCAATACTGCGGATCTCCTCTTCACCACAAAACTGGTCAAGCTC